CATCAAAGGTGACGTTCGAAAAGGGTGGACCGACCAAGAAATCTGTAAACTTGTAAGAGCCGTCCAGGCGGGCGGCGGAAAGGAGTGAAATGGAGGAGTTAACGAGGATCCTGGCGGCGTGCTCGCCGGTGCTGGCTCTGGTAGCCGGTTGGGCGGCCGGGCAGCTGCGGTCCGTTCACAAAAAGGACAGGGCCATGGAAAACGGGGTGAAGATGCTGCTGCGGGCCAAGCTGATCGACAAATGCCTGCACTACATCGAGAAGGGCAGCGTACCGCCGTTTGCCCTGGAGACCATCAAGGGACTGTACCAGTCCTACCTGGAGCTCGGAGATGGGGATCCGTCGGTCGGGGATCTGGTGGGCCGGGTGGAGCAATTAGAAATTAGAGGAGGATGAAAAATAATGAAAGCTATGTTATCTCAACCTATGGCAGGAAAAACACAGGAAGAAATCATCGCCACAAGAGAACGGGCCATTTTGGCCTTGAAGGGAAAAGGATATGAGGTCATTAACACGCTATTCACAGATGAATGGTACAGCAAGGATAAGATGGTGGAGCGAGGTGTGGTACAAATCCCGCTCTGCTTCTTGGCGAAATCCCTTGAGAATATGAGCCTTTGCCATGCAGCCTATTTCTGCAAGGGGTGGGAAAAGGCCCGTGGATGCAAACTGGAACATGATGCCGCTGTTGCATACGGCCTTGACATCATCTATGAGGAGTAAGGAGGAATATTATGGACTTTGGAATTGCGAGCGTGGCGGCCATCACGGTGATCTGCTATCTGATCGGCCAGGTGGTCAAGGCGTCCGGGGTGGACAACAAGTGGATCCCTATCGCCTGCGGCGTGTCCGGCGGCCTGCTGGGCATTGCCTGCATGGCCCTGGCGGTGCCGGATTTCCCGGCTGCGGATCCTGTCACGGCTCTGGCCGTGGGCATCGTGAGCGGCTTTGCGGCCACCGGCGTCAACCAGGCGGCCAAGCAGCTGAGTAAGTAATATTACATTGAGAGGAGAAAACAACATGAACGCCAATTACATCTATGACATTTTTGCCACCTGCGAGGAGCTGGACCTCCCCGACCTGACCATTGCCCTGGCCCACCACAAGGAGGCCCACCCCATCCCCGAGGGCATGACCGAGCAGGGCATCAACGAGTTTGTGGGCAACCACTACGAGGCCCTGGTGGACGCCTTCGCCGACCACGACCGGGAGGCGTTTGCCGCCGCTGTGGAGGCGGGCATCAAGGAGGACGAGGAGCGCAAGGCCGCCTTGGAGGCCGGTCAGGAGGTGTGACCCCATGCTGATCTGCATCGATGCGGGTCACTACATCGGGACCCCGGGGAAGCGGTGCCTCAAGAGCATCGACCCCGGGGAGACCCGGGAGTGGACCCTGAACCGCCGGGTGGCGGACAAGCTGGAGGCCATCCTGGCGGGGTATGACTGCCAGACCATGCGGGTGGACGACGTGACCGGCAAGCGGGATGTGACCCTGTCCCAGCGGGTGGCGGCGGCCAACCGGGCAAAGGCGGACGTGTATCTGTCCATCCACCACAACGCCGGGATCAACGGCGGCTCCGGCGGCGGCATCGTGGCCTTTGTGGCACCCGAGCACCAGCGGCAGAGCGAGGTGGTGCGAGACGCGGTGTACCGCTATACTGTGGCGGCCACCGGCCTGCGGGGCAACCGGGCGCAGCCGCTGGCGGAGCAGAGTCTGTATGTGCTTAACTACACCACCATGCCGGCCACGCTGATCGAGCTGGGGTTTATGGACTCCACCACGGACACCCCCATCATCCTGACGGAGGAGTTTGCCGACCAGGCGGCGGCCGGGCTGGCGGCGGCTCTGGTGGAGGTGTATGACCTCCAGGCCAAGGACAGCGGGCAGGTCCTGATGACTGCGGTGCAGGCGGAGGACCTAACGGTGGAGCTGGTGGACAAGCCCAAGGGAGAGTGCGGAGACAACTGCGCCAACGCGGGGTACTTTGCCAACTACTCCGAGGCGGGCGAGCCGTTTACCCTGCCCGTGGGGCATCTGGTGGCGGACTACAAGGCCGCGGGCAAGTGGACGCGGCACTACTGCCAGGAGCGCGGGCGGTTCCAGGGGGACAAGTTTACCTTTGACGCGGCTAAGTGGTCCTACGCCAATCCCCTGTACGGCAAGGCAGTCTCCACCCTGCTGATCTCCGGCGGCAAGGCCCGGGTGGAGGAGATCCGGACGGTGCCGGAGGGGACGGACTACGCCGTGTCCGGCATCCCTGTGCTGCGGGCCGGGAAGGCCTGCACCACTGCCCAGGCTAAAGACCAGGGCTGGGACGCCTCCCCGCTGCGGGCCGCCTGGCACACGCTGGTGGGCCTCAAGGGGGACGGCATGGTGTACGTCATGGGCTGGCAGTCCAAGACCGCCAACCTGCTGGACAGCGGCGAGGCCGCCCGGGTGTTCCGGGGGCTTGGATTCTCTGACGTGCTCAAGCTGGACGGCGGCGGGAGCTACTACCAGAGCCGGGACGGGGCGGTCTCCAAGACCGCGGAAAACCGGCGGATCAACAGCGTACTGCGCTGGACGGTGAGAGAGGAGGAGCCGGAGTTGACGGAGGGCAGAGTGCGGCAGATCGTGCGGGAGGAGCTGGCCGCTCAGGAGGCGAAGCTGGCCAACGCGCCGGCGGACAGCTGGGCAGTGCCTTACATCCGGCAGGCCGTGGAGGCCAGGATCCTCACCGGCGTGGATGACGGCCAGGGCGGCGTGACCATCGCCAGGCCCAGGGCCCACACCACCAGGCAGGAGCTGGCCACCATGGGCGTGGCCATCCTCAAGGCGGCAAGAGAATGAGAGAGGGGGAGCGCGTGGGCGCTCCCCCTCTTGAATTATCCAATTGACAGTACATTCCGGAGTTTCGCCATGCTCTCCTTGTTTGGGACGACCTTGCCGGACTCCCAGCGGGAGATCAGAGCCTGGTCCACTCCGATGGCCTCGGCCAGCTGTCCCTGGGTCATCTTCTGGGCTCTTCGGGCGGCGGCGATGTCAACCTTTGCGGTGGGGAGAGGACGCTTCCCTTTCCCGACAAAATACCCCAGTTGCCAAGAGCCTTGGATTTCGAGCGGCTGGTATTTTTCAGAGCTGCCCTCCATTGGAGCAACAATGCTGTCGATCTCAAAGAGCGCCTCCCCGACCTGCTGCTCCAGATCGCCTTTCAAAATTCCGATGCGGTGGGCGTCCGAAATAACGCGGGCGTTGGCTGTATACGGGCGCGGTGCCGCAAGGACGACGTCGCCGCCTATATCTTCTGGGAATGCCTCCGCAGATAATCTACCAAATACCCAGCCAAATACATAAGCTTCTCTGTTTGTCATGTCAGGATCTCCTCTTTCTCGTCATCAGGGCAGCAGGGCCTCGTCATTGCGATAGATAGGCGCCTCATCTGGATGAGCCTCATTCCAGGCGCGCATCAGAGCCATATCGGTTAGATTTTCAGCGCCATGCAGCCACGCAACGCTAAGGAACATCCCGCCGGGGACCGCAGACAGCATACACAGTGCTGCGACCATCTGCTCCCGGCTGACTCCGGACATCCACAGATTCAGGGAAGCTTTTTTGAGCTCGTTCCAGGCGTCCGAGATAACCGCAGCTTCCGGGGTGCGGCCACACAACTGATTCATCATGGCCTGGCCAGGCAGGGCGTTATCGGTATAGACTCCGTTGTCCCATGCAGCCTGATACTTAGCGGTGATTTCATCGGCCACTGTACCAAGGGCAACATAGACGTTGCTTCCGTACTTCGCTAGGATTTCGTTTTCGATATTCATGATTCTCCCTCTTGCTCTTTATGCTCTCATTATAGCATAAAATATGTATTTGTCAATACATATTTTGAGGAGGTGGGAAGAAAAATTTTGTGAGGGGGAACATCGTCTGGCGGGGGTGTTTGGGAGCAAAAACAATCAGTAATACAAGAGGGAGCAGCTGGTAAGCTGCTCCTTCTATTTATATCATTTTGCACAATGTTTTGGCGTTAGAGACGGATTCTGCACTTGTGTGTGACACGAAATGTCGGAATCCCTTGGGGCACAATGGGTAAGAGGTCGGCATGAGATACGAACTGTTTAAATTTTGCCCGGCGGCTTTACGGTACACCTTCCACCTGGGGGAAGGTCAAGGGGAAAATGGCCGCAAATACGGAACTTTTTCTGCCTCTCTGTTTTGCACAATGTTTTACCGTTAGAGACAAATCACGCGATTTTGCAGAGCTCCTGGCGGAGGTAGTCCAGGCTGATATGGGTATAGTGCTCGGTGACGTCCTTATTGGCGTGGCCCATCATGCGCTTGATGGCCAACTCATCGGCGCCGGCCTGATGCAGGCGGCTCGCGAAGGTATGGCGGCACCAGTGGGGCGTGGCTCCGACGGCGCCGATCTGCTCCATGAGGGCAGCGAAGCGGACGCGGAACACCTGGGTGGAGACGGCGTGACCGGACGGATCGCAGATAATCCGCTCCCCGTTTTGTGCCAGGCGGGCGGCGAGGTAGGGTTTGATTTTGGGGTGGACTGGGACGAGCCTGTCCCGGCCTGCGGCGGTTTTCATTCCGCCCTGGAGGTAGTCTCCATCGGCGTGATAGGAAAATCTGGTGAGGGCCAGAAACTCAGAGATCCGGAATCCGGTATAGCACAGGATCAGGATGGCGTCCGCCCAGGGATCGCCGGCAGCGGCCAGCTGTTCCAGCTGCTTGAGGTGGAGATCGGTCAGGACCCCTTTCTCGTGCTTGGCCTGGACAGAGGGCAGGCGAATGAACTGGGAATAGTCCTTGATGATGATGTCACGCTCCATAGCAAACCGGAAGAGCGCGGAGATCAGGCCCTTGTCATTCTGGATGCTGGACTTAGAGAGCCCGTCGACCCCATCCTGGTCAATGATCTGCTGCAAATCGTCGATGGTGATGCGCCGGACCTTTTTGCCCGCCAGAGCGGAGACTCTACCCCAGGCGGCCCGGTGGGAGGAGACGGAGGCGGGACCCAGCCGGGGATATTCCCGGCTGCTCCAGAGGTCATAGACCTGCTGGAGGGTGTAGTCAATGACCTCGGTGGCCGGGGCGGAGTGGGTACGACACCACTCGTCCAGCGCGGCCTGGGCGTCGCTGGCCTTGGCGTGGTAGGATAGATACCTCTGCCGGATCCGCCCCCGCTGGGTGCGGTAAGGGATCCGGACTGCCCAGGGGCGGCGGCGGTTGCCGGAGAGCTTGACGATGCTCCCGGTTCCATTGGCTCGCTTCATTTGATGGCCTCCCTTCAAAACAGATGTTCTAGTCAGAGGGTTTTGAGAAGCCGCCCGGTGGGGCGGCTTTTTTCAAATCCGCCGACGTGGACGGATTTGCTCTGTTTTTTGGTGTTTGGCTTACTCTAACCCTGATTGAGCTTTGGCCGTGACTTGCCCACCCTGGAAGGTAACATTGGCATTGGCCCCTAGAGACCCCTCCCCTTCCCAAGCATAAACGGCAGTATAGTATTCATCCCCAAGACCCATATCCACCTCAGACAGCAGTTCACCCCGAGAGCCGACCAGGTCAAATACCTCCTGATAACTCATACCGGTTTGGATCGCTTCAAACTCCTCCAAGCTGATAGTGGACGGGTTATTCTGAGATCCAGCATTTGTCCCAAACATACTATATGTTTGCTTCCCGTTGATGTAGGTTGCGTAAATAACGCTTCCCTCCTCGTCCGCTTCTACGGAAAGTATGGCATACCCATCCGGATAATTTTGGGTCAGGACTTGCGCGTCAGCGGCCCAAGCCTCCTGATAAGCTTCCCATTCCGCCGGAGCTGCTCCGGCGGATCCTTGGACGGAAGCGACAGCAGCAGTCACATCTGGGTCAAATGCGGATACCGACAATTTAGTATCTGTTTGCTCCACACTGATTTGCTCCGGAGCAAACGAGGAGATCAGGCCGGCAACCTCCTGAGACAACACATCCTTATCATTGGCAGTTGACATTGACGCTGAGCCAGATGAACCCGAAGCACTTGTAGCGGCATCGGGCGTCTTAGGGTCGGTTGAGGTCTCTCCTCCTCCAGAAGCAGAGCAACCAGAGGCCAGCAGGAGCATCACAGCGCAGAGCGCAAAACCCCGAACATACAGTTTCATGTCAGTTCCCCCTTTGATGAGTATCAAAATATCCGTGTTTGTACCAAAAAATAGCTTTGCATATAAACGCTTCTGTTACTCCAAAATATTCGGCCAACTCCCAAGGCTCACGACAGCCTTGGAGAATGGCTTGCTTCAACTCATCCTCCGGGATGAGTTTTTTTATTGCCCATTTGTTGGCCCGGTTCTCATATTTCTGACGGACGTCCCGGGCGGCGTAACGGTTGTAAAATGCCCCGGTCTCACAGTGTCCCAGCTCATGAGCCAGTTTGACTGTCTCATCTGCTACCGTTGGCATCCGCCACGGGTTCATGGCGATGGCGCAGGAGCCGTCGGATAGAGGCGTAGACAGAGATTCGGCGGCTTCCAGATCAAACCAGACAACCTGTGTGCCATGATCCTCGGCCAGGTTGTACAAATCCAGAAGGTTAATCATTTTTACCTTTCTCCTGTTTCTTCTGATCCGCCAAGAAGGCAGCGAATCGAGACACATCGTTCCACATGGCGTCCAGATCTTCCTGGGACAGATCCTTCTCTCCACCCCAGAAAGCAGCCTGGAGGTTCTCTTTGGCATTACTTTCGTCTGATGATGGGATGGACTCTTTCCCAAGCAGTTCATCGGTAGTAACATCAAAAATTTCTGCGAGTTTTACCACAGTTTCCGGGTTTGGCGTTGCCTTGTCAGTTTCCCATCTGGCAATGGCCTGCTGACTTACAAATAATTTGCCTGCAAGCTCTTTTTGGCTTAAACCAGCCGCCAGCCGATACTTGCGCAGTTGCCCACTAAACACTGATACCCCCCCTTGTCTCCCTTAGAATACAACATAAAATTGTATAGTGCAATAGAAAAAATGAAATCCGCTATTGACAACAACAAAAAATAGTATTATATTAAACGCACAACAAAAGATAGTTAAACGGAAGAGATGGTGACTTATGCACAACATTAGAGTGTTGCGAGAGAAGATGGGTTTGTCCCAGCAACAGGTTGCCGAAGCCGTCCATGTAAGCCAGCAAGCTGTGGCAAGATGGGAAAGTGGCCTGGCAAAGCCAAGGGCAGATTTACTCCCTCAGCTAGCATCGTTATTTAATTGCACTATTGACGAGTTGTTTTGGACGCCAGGCAACAAAAAGCCCCCGGCCGGGCCGGGGGAGAAAGAGAGGTTACCATGAGACCGAGAACCAGAAACCTGAATATCCCCAGTGACCAGGAGATCCTGGAACTGGACAACGTCCCGGTGGAGACGGCGGCCCGGTATCTGGGCAGCAGCACCGCCACCCTGTACGAGGCCCTGCAAGATGAGCGGGTCCCCTTCGGCTGGGCGGTACAGCACAACTCCCACTGGTCCTACAACATCAGCCCCGGAGCCCTGGTCCGCTACAAGCGGGAGGGGCTGCCCATGTACCGGCTGAAGGATGTGTCGGAGATCATCTGCGAGGACGTCAACCGGCTGATCGACCAGCGGATGTCCCTGGTGGGCAAGCTGACCAGCGCACTGCTGGAGACGTGAGAGGGGGTGACATCATGCGCACACCCAATTTGACGGAGGCGGCCCGGGTGACCCGGCGGCTGCTGGACCAGTACGGCCCGGCGCGGCTGCTCCGGGTGGAGGAGCTGGCCCCCGGGATTTTCCGGGGGATGCTGGCCGGCGGGGCCCAGGCCCTGGCAGTGGTCCGGGAGGACGGACGGATCGCCGTCCGGGAGGCCGAGCCGTGGGCATAAAAAATCCCCGGGGCCTTTCGGCTCCCGGGGCGGTAGACAGGGGGTCTACCATGAGAACAAATGTATTATACCATGGGAACGTGTGTTTGACAAGGGGGAATTTTGCATGACCACAAATAATTTTGAGCCCCAACCGCGGGATGCCCAGCTGGAGACGCTGCATAACCTGGTTACCTTTTGCGAGAGGCTGATCCAAAAAAGCTTGGCGGAAAGGAGCTTCCGACTGGCTTGGAGTTGGCATGACAGCCTATCTGGCGCGTATATGCTGGCGAGGTGGCTGGGTCTGGAGGAGCCGGACCACCGTGACCGCGAAAAGATGTGGTTTGAGCGCATCAAGACGGCGCAGTTTGGGCCGCACGGGAAGGAGTAGGCGGTATGGGTGAGGGAACGGTACAGTTCCGCCGGAAAAAAGCCTTCGCCACCCTGTACCGGGAGGTGGCCCAGGACGAGCGCCTGAGTCTGGAGAGCCGGGGCCTGCTGGTCCTTATGGCCTCCCTGCCGGAGGACTGGGAGTACAGTGTCTCCGGCCTGGCCAAAAAGGCGGGCTGTGGGAAGGACAAGCTGCGCCGGATCCTGGGGGAGCTGGAGAAAGTAGGCTATCTGGCCCGGGAGCAGAGCCACGGAAGCAACGGCAAATTCGGCGGAAATATCTACATTATACAGGACGACGCACCGCCGTTGTCCGGGAAACCCGACAACGGTCAAACCCGTCAACGGGAAACACCGTCACCGGGTTTCCCGACACAAAAGAAGAATATAGTAACAGTAGAAGATAAGAAAGAACCCCCTAAAGCCCCCCGAGGGGGCAAGCGGCCGAGCAAATACGATCTGGCGGAGGACGCCAAGCCAGTGCTCCAGGCCTACGTCGGGGAGGACGGGGAGCTGCACCGGGCGCTGGCTGACCTCATTGAGATCCGGGTAGCCAAGAAGGCAATCAACTCCAAGCGGGCGATCGTGTCCCTGCTGCGGGAGCTGGACCGGCTCAGCGAGGGCCGCCGGGAGGACAAGCTGCTGCTGATCCGCCAGTCGGTGAACAACAGCTGGAAGTCTGTGTTCCCCCTGCGGCAGGGCGGCGGCCGGCGGACGGAGCCCTCCCAGCCCACCTTGGTGGCCCGGGAGGAGGTGCCCACATGGTAGCCCGGGAGACGGACAAGCTCTCCGCCCAGGTGGCGGTGCTGGGATCCCTGCTCATTGATGACAGGCTGGTGGGGCAGGCTCTGGAGCGGATCCGCCCGGAGGACTTCCTTACCCCCAAGTGCCGCATGGTGTTCCAGGCCATCCGAGCGCTGTTTGCCGAGGGCAAGCCCACCGATGCGGTGACCGTCCGGAGCAAGCTGGGGGGCCGGGAGGATGACGGGTGGACCCAGTACCTCATGGAGCTCATGGAGCTCACCCCCACGGCGTCCAACATCTGGGAGTATGCCTCCATCATGCGGGCGCAGGCCCGGAAAGCCAGGCGGGATGAACTGGCCAGGATGCTCATGGAGGCCGAGGACGACGAGCAGGAACAGAAGTGCATGAACCAGCTCAACGCGCTGAGGGTGGACCGCCGGGGCATCCGGCGGATGGATATGTCCCAGATGCTCCAGGCCTTCGCCGACCGGCACAGCGGTGAGCCGGTGGCTTACATGACCTGGGGCCTGCCCAAGCTGGACGCAGGTACATACACCGAGATGGGGGACATGGTGGTGCTGGGGGGCTATCCCTCCGCGGGCAAGACCGCTCTGGCGGTGGCCATGGCCTACCACCAGGCCAAGACGCACCGGGTGGGGTTTTATAGCCTTGAGACCAACCAGTACAAGCTGGCCGACCGCCTGATCGCCAACCTGGCGGGGATCGAGATGCCCACCATCAAGCGCAACGAGATCTCGGAGGAGGAGTGGGGCCGCTTTGCCGCCTGCTCCGACCGGATCCGGGGCCACTCGCTGGAGCTGATCGAGGCCAGCGGCATGAGCGTCCAGGACATCCAGGCGGACGCCCTGGCCCGGCGGTACGAGATCGTGTACATCGACTATCTCCAGCTGGTGGAGCCGGAGACCCGGAAAACCAACCGCACGGAGCAGGTGTCCGGCATCAGCCGGGGCCTTCAGCAGCTGGCCCACGGACACGGGATGCTGGTGGTGGCCCTGTCCCAGCTCTCCCGGGCGGACAAGGCCGGGGAGGACAAGCTGGTGGAGCCCACCATGTCCGACCTGAGAGAGTCCGGGCAGATCGAACAGGACGCGGACGCCATCCTGCTGCTCTACCTGGAAGAGCCCGGCAGGCCGGACAAGAGCCGCCGGGTGCTGAAGGTGGCCAAAAACAAGGAGGGCACCCGGGGGAGGATCTATCTGGTCTTTGACGGCCAGTACCAGCGCTTCCGGGAGAGCGCGCTGGAGGAGCCCGCCCCGGCGGCGAAGCGGCAGACCTACAAGCGGCCGCCCAAGGCTCAGATGGACTTTTTTGACTTGCCGGACGTGCCGGTCCCATTTGAACAAAAAACGGAGGAATTACCATGAGAACATTTGCAATCGTCAACCGCAAGGGCGGGGTGGGCAAGACCACCACCGCCGTGGAGCTGGCCTTTATTTTGGCCACCAGCTGCAAGCAGCGCGTCCTGTTTATCGACGCCGACAGCCAGGGCAACGCCACCAGCATGATGCTGGCCTCCGGCCAGGATCCCCACGGGGCCGGGCTGGCCGCGGCGCTGGAGTACCCCCTCGAGCACTATCCGGACATCATTTGGCGCACGGACTATGAGGGGCTGGACATCATCCCCGCCGGGGAGGATCTGGCGGACTATGAGCTGTCCTGCCTGCTGGGGCGGCAGGTCCCGGACTTTGACCGCCTGCGGGATCTGCTGGCCGTGGTCGCGGAGGATGCGTATTACGACACGGTGGTCATCGACTGCCCGCCCTACTACTCGGTGAGCTGTCTGTCCGCCATTGCCGCCTGCGACAGCATCATCATCCCCGCTGGGATCGACGCCTACTCCACCACCGGCATGGCTGGGCTGGTCCGGCAGATCGACAACATCCGCCAGGCCTGCCCCCAGATCCGGGTGGCCGGGGTGCTGGTGACCCAGTGGCGGCGGTCCAGCATTGGCGAGGACGCGGTCCAGACCCTCCGGGAGGAGAGCCCGGTCCCCATCTTCCGCACGGTAATCCGCCGCACGGACAAGGTGGTGGAATCCAGCTGGTCCCGCGAGCCGGTTGGGGCGCTGTCCCCCTTCAGCTCAGCCAGCCGGGATTACCGGACCTGGGTGGCGGAGCTGCTGGAGCGCGAGGGGGTGGCCGGCCATGCTTGATCTGTCTGGAGTGCTGGCCCCCAAGGAGGGGCGCGGAATCGAGGCCATCACCCAGGAGATCCTGGACGCCAAGCGCCGGGGCGGGGAGGCCATCCTCACCATCGGCCGGTGCCTGACCGAGGCCAAGCAGGCTCTCCCTCATGGGGAGTGGCTGCCCTGGCTCAATGAGCGAGTGGAGTTTTCCGAGCGGACGGCCCGAAATTTTATGCGCCTCTCCCGGGAGTGGTCAAATCGGCAAGCGCTTGCCGATTTGGGCGCTGCCAAAGCATTGACTCTGTTGGCGCTCCCGGCGGAGGAGCGAGAATCGTTTATCGCAGAAAACCATGTCGTGGGCGGAGAAGAGAAAACTGTCATCGATATGACATCCCGAGAGCTGGAAAAGGCGATCCGAGAGCGGAAGGAGGCCCAGGAGGCTGCGGCCAAGGCCCAGGCCGAGGCGTCAGCGGCGGAGCAGGCCCGGGCCAAGATGGCCGAGGACATGAAGCTGCTCAACGCCCGCCTGTCCGGGGCCCAGGAGGACCGGGAGCAGGCCGCCCAGGCCGTGGCCCGGCTGGAGGCACAGCTGGCCGAGCTGAAGGAGAAGCCGGTGGAGGTGGCTGTGGAGCCCGTGGTGGACCAGGAGGCTCTGGAGAAGGCCCGGGCGGAGGCCGTGGCCGGGATGCAGGACAAACTGGACCAGGCCCGGGAGGCCAAAAAGCGGGCCGAGGACAAACAGAAAATCGCCGAGGAGGCCCTGGAGCAGGCCCGGCTCCAGCTGGAGGAGCAGGCCCGTGAGGAGAAAAAGGCCGCCCTGGGGGCGGACAAGGATCTGGCCCAGTTCGAGGTGCTGTTTGACCAGACCAAAGAGACGGTCAACCGGATGCACGGGATCCTCCTCAAGGTGCGGAGCCGGGATGAGGACGCCGCCGGTCGGCTGAGCAAGGCCCTGGCAGCCCTGGCCGAGGCGGTGAGGAGGTGTGCGGAATGAGCAGCTGGTATGAGCAGGCAGAGGCTAAGCTGAAGGCTGAGTACAGCCAGGTCAAGGGGCAGAAGGAACAGGCCATGCGCTCCGCGGTGCGGGACGTCCTGCTGGAGTTCTGCCTCCAGGATGAAGAGTTTGCCCAAGCGGTGGCCCAGGGCGGCTCCTTCCCGGACTGCATGAAGGCGGTGGCCCAGGGGGTGGGCGGTTCCATCTCCGACCTGGAGGCCTATCGCAGGGCGGCGGCCTTCTACTTTGACGGGGCTGAGGTCCAGTCTGTGGTGACCATCCGCCTCACCCCGGCGGGGCCGGAGCCGGACCGGGACGGGATCCTGCTGGATCTGTCCGACTTCTTCTGAGGGGGCGGGCAGGATGAGCTATACCAAACGGGAGCGCGAGATCCTGGACAGCTGGCCCACAGTGACAGCGCAGGACCTGACGGCCATGAACGACCTCTTTCCCCACTACCTATTTTTCAGCCGGGCGGGCGATCTGATGGGATTGAGCGGGATCAATCTGTGGGCCTCCTGCTGCGGGCACAAGGAGGCCCGCCCCTACCTCACACGGACCCAGGATCAGGAGCACTGGACCCTGATGGATCTGAGGCACAAGGACCGGCTGACCTGTCCCTGGTGCGGCCGGGAGGTGACGGCCATCGACCTGTCCAGGGCCAAGGGCCGGAAATCTTTGCGGCAGACAGAACTGACGGTGCTCCTCCACGCCAAAGGAGACGCCCTCTATGCCGACGCCCTGGTGCTGTACAAGGACTACGCCGACGAGGCGGCGCTGACCGCGGGCCCCGTCGCCTGGTGCTCCAGCGGCTACCGGTTTGTCCAGGGCGAGGTGATGCAGGTGGACCATCAGTGGGACGACGAGCACCCCTGCATCACCTATGAGCGGGACAAGCTGGGGCGAAAAAAGCTGGTCCAGGAGCCGTTTAAGAGCGGCTCCATCTCCTGGTACTCGCACGGCTCTTACTCCATTCTCAATCAGCAGGCACTGAGGGGCCATCCCTTTTTCCGGTACTGCGGATTTTTTGACCGATGGCAGTACCGGCCCGGCGGGGCCCGGGGCTATGCAAAAAGATTCCACGATCTGATCTCCTATCTCACCGCCTACTCCATCTACCCCAGGCAGATCGAGATGCTGTCCAAGGCGGAGTATTGGCAGCCCATCGCCGACCTGGTATGGAGCCGGAAGAAAAACGCCGGGGTCATGTGCTGGGAGGAGAGCGACCCCCGGAAGGCGTTCGGGGTGGACAAGCGGGAGCTGGCCTGGATCATGGGGGCCCATCCGCTCATGAAGGTGCTGGAGGTGCGGAACTATGTGCGTAGCCATTGGGACAAGACCTGGGACTTGGCGTTCTGCGTGGATTTTTGCAACCTGTGGGGCGGCCAGATGGACCCCATGGACGTGCTGCGGCTGGCCAAGCGGTACCGGCTGGACCCAGACCGGCTGCTGCGGTACTTTGACGGGGTCTTTGTCCAAAACGAGGACTATTACTGCACTCTGTTTGAGCTCTACCGGGATTACCTGGACGCGGCCTATGCCCTGGGCCGGTGCATGGAGCACAGCGCGGTGCTCTGGCCGGAGCAGTTGTATACCGCCCATGACATGGCGGTAGCAGAGTTGGCCGACACACAAGCCAGGACAGAGGGACCCCGTCGTGCAGTATCCCTCAAGGAGCGGCGCCTAAAGTATGAGTTCGAGCTGGACGGCCTGCGGATCGTATTCCCGGCCACAGCCGGGGCCATCCGACGGGAGGGCAAGGCCCTGGCCCACTGCGTAGGCGGCTACGCATCGCGGCACATGAGCGGGGTCTGCACCATTTTGTTCCTGCGGCGGGCGGACGATCCTCACACGCCCTACATCACCATCGAAATGGACGGCAACAAGATCCGGCAGATCCACGGCTACCACAACGACACCCTGGCGGGCAGCCCCAAGCCCCGGGAGGTACACAAGGACTTTTTGGACGTCTGGCTCCGGTGGCTGCGGGCCGGGAGCAAGCGGAATGAGGACGGGACACCCAAACTGCCCAAACGAAGGGCGAAGAAAAAGGCGGCGGCATAATGCAGCTGTTAAAACCGGCTCGACAAACTGGAAAGTGTATGGAGGAGAATTTTGTATGATTAAATACCAATGTGGGTTCCCGGAATGGGAAAACGAACCCCGTCCCTGCGAAAACCCAAATGAGGACCCGCCTTTGAGCTGTGATTCCTGTTTTTTTGGCTGCGAGGTAGACGATGCTGAATAGGATCATCATCATGGGCCGGCTGGGCCGGGACCCGGAGTTGCGGTACACCCAGGCGGGCAAGCCGGTGGCCTCCTTCTCCCTGGCGGTGGACCGGGACTTTAAGGACAAGGCCAGCGGCGAGCGGGCCACCGACTGGATCCCAGTGGTGGCCTGGGAGGCCCGGGCAAAATTTGCCCAGCAGTATTTCCACAAGGGCCAGCGGGCTGTGGTGGAGGGCCGCCTCCAGATCCGGGACTGGACGGACAAGGATGGCGGCAAGCGCCGCAGCGCCGAGGTGATCGCCGACGGCATCTATTTTGCCGGGGCCAAGGCCGCCCAGCCCAGCGAGGGCAACGCCGACGAGGGGACGCTCCCACCCCCGCTGGCCGGGGAGCTCCAGGACCTGGACGACGACGGCGAGCTGCCGTTTTGAGCGCTATGATGACCTTATGCTGGAGCTGCCGCCGGGCCCTGGGGACCATGGGATGCCCCTGGTGCGAGTATGACGAGATAGAGCACCGGGTGCGGTTTGAGCCGGTCCCCGGCTGGACAGCCAAAAAACAGGTGCGGGCCCACGGGATGACCTCCTGCACGGTGATCCGGTGCCCGCTGTACCTGGAGGACGAGGAGAGGGAGATCCAAAATGAAAATTGAAAATCTGATTGCCGCACTGAGGCGGCTGAAGGTGCAGACCGGCTCTCTGGCCTGCCTGGTCTGCGGGCTGGAGCATGACTGCGGGGTGCATGGCTGCCGGATCCTCCGGGAGGCGGCGGCAGAGCTGGAGGCGCTGAATACCCGAGTGCAGGAGCTAATGGAGTGCGAGGATTGTCTGCACTATGACGAGTTGGAGAAGTGCCCAGACTATGAGTACACACCATGCGAAGAATGTCTGGCGGATTGCTACTGTAAGGACTGCTATGGGGGGAGTAAGTGGGAATGGAAAGGGGCGGATCTGGATGCCTGAGCTGATCCCATGGGAGCCGGGGAAGATCGGACCCCGGATCCGGTTGGTGCGGGAGGCTCGCGGGCTCCGGATGGCCGATCTGGAAGCCTGGGTGGGGCTGTCCGCCGGAAACCTGTACCAGATCGAGCGGGGGGTGCATGACCCCCGGGTGGACACCCTGTTCCTGATCGCCCAGGCCCTGGAGGTGAGCGCGGACGAGCTGCTGGGGCTCGGAACCAGGATAGGAGGATTGACGTGAGCTGGAAATCATATACGCACGTCACCATGTTTGACCGGCCATATCCGCCCGAAAAGCAGGCCGAGGGACTGGCGATCTCACAGGCCATCGTGGGCGGTCATTGTGAGACCTGCGGGTTTTTGCCGCAGTGCTCCACCCAAAAGGATTTTAAGTTCCCGGTGTTTGCCTGGTGTATGCGGCGGAAGGCGAAGATTATGACGAAAATGGAGGAGCAGGAAAATGGGACTTAATCTATGTGATAGTTGCCGAGCAGATTGCCGACACGAGCGGAATCCAAGAGAAATCGTCATAAAGTGTGGAGCATATAAGCCGCCAATGACCAACGCCGACCGCATCCGGGCCATGAGCGACAAGGAGTTGGCTCGATTTCTCGCAGAAGTTGAGTACAGGAGAAGCGCTGCCGGTGGCGGTGCAATTTGGAAAGGAATGGCCCACGCTTTAGAATGGCTCCAGCAGCCACCGGAGGAGGGGTGACAGCAATGGCTGATTATGTTTGTGAAGGCTGTATCCATGCCCCACCAGGCAGTGGTGACGGGAAACCATGCTGTATGTGTGACCATGATGATCCATTGATGAACTGTTATTGTGAAAGGGAGGAGCAGGATGGCTGAGTATATTGAGCGGCAGGCTGCCATTGACCTATTTTATCCGGTAGACCCGGAGAATGATGGATCAGACGGATGCACCGTGGTTTATAAGACAGAGAATTACACTTCCGATGAGATCGAGGCCGTGATTTCTGGCCTGCCTGCCGCCGATGTAGCCCCGGTACGGCACGGAAAGATTATAGAGACTATCAAAGATGGCAAAATGAATCGAGTGTTCTCATGCTGTGGACATGATTTTACGGAATTAACATGCTGGTATATGCCAAAATACTGCCCCAACTGCGGCGCTCCCATAGCGGACGAGGCCGTGGAGATGGTGCTAAAAAGAATGGAGGAAATTTACAAATGAACCTGAACGATACCGTAAAGATGATGAACAGCGCCAACTATAAGGAACGCTTTAAGGCGGAATACTGGCAGACCAAAATCCGGTATGAAAAGCTCCACCGTATGACGGTGAAGTACGAAGCCGGAACTTTAGATTTTGAACCGGATTGTGAACTTAGTCTACTGCTGGAACAAAAAAAGTATATGGGCCTTTACCTGAACCGCCTGGAAGTTCGGGCAGAAGTCGAAAGGATTGATTTGGAGGCGCTGAAAGATGGCAAGGGCGATTGATGCCAGTGAACTAAGGAGAGAGGAGTTGAGGGCATGGAACCCAGAATCCAGATAAGCTGGGGGATCGAGTCCTTTTTGGACTACCTCCGGGAGACGGAACAGCAGTTACATATAGCGGAGCAAGCCGAACAAGAGGCAAACGACGCCACGCAGGACATCCTCCACCGGCTGGAGCTGTGCGAGCTGGAGGACGAGAATGCGGGACGGCTGGCCTATAAACTGCGGGAGGTGCGGCGGCAGCGCCGGGAGGCGAAGGACCGGATCGACCAGACTGCCCCGGTAGCAGCGTGGCTGGAGGAACGGCGCGCGGTGGTCAAGGAGTTGGAACGTCTGCTGGGCGAGGTGCGCAAGCAGGAGCGGCGGGCCAGCGACCGCATCTATACGCCAAAAACCAAGGTATTGGAGGAGTGACCCATGGCACGATTGACTTATCAGGACGCTGACGGCAGCTGGGGGCTGCACGGCGTGAGCTGGGACCAGCTGGCGGCCCTGCCGCCCCGGGTGTATGGTGCGCTGGTCAAACTGTGGGACCTGGAGGCCCGCATGGAGACGGAGACCGGGGAGACCCAAGCAGAGAAGGAGGAAGGAGGCGGGATGTCATGGCTTCAGCAGAGATTTGTTCGTGTGAACTGATACATCAGGTACTGGTGATCCAGCTACCCCGGGGAGACAGGGGGGAGGCGGATCTGACAGCATACCGGGACTATGTGGTGGCGTCGCTGGCCCAGGGGGTGCTGGTCCTGGGCTCCGGAACCACCTGGGCGGTGGAGACCGTCCCAAGCCTGGGCGGGGTTCAGATCCAGCGGGACGCTGGCATCCTCCGGGCCCACAGCGTCCAGGGGCCCAAGGCGGATCCAAAGCCGGACCGGCCAAACCCGTGGCGGGAGAAGAAGGAGACCCTGGAACGGCTCCAGCAGTACCGTCAGGCGGGCGGCCTGGGCTGTCTGGAGGCGGTGTCCAGCCGGTGCGGCGGAGATCTCACGGCGGACAAGCTCCGGGGCGTCCTCACCGGAGCGGAAAAACTGCCCATTGAGCAGTGGCGGCTCATCCGCCGGGCCCTGGACCAGCTGGAGGAGGGCGGAGATGAGTAAGGCAATCAAGCACATCAAGGCCGGACTGCTCCACATTGAGGTTATTGGGACGATCCCGGACCGTCCACCCGGCAGGCAGGGGCGGGCGGCCCGGAGCCAGGCCACCTCTCCGGCCCAGCAGTTTTACAATGACAAGTGCTCCTGGCGGGAACTAGAGCTGGTGGTGGCGGCCAACTTCGGCCGCCGGGCTTTGGTCCTGACCCATACCTATGATGATGACCACCTGCCGGAGAGCAAGGACGCGGCCAATCGGTACTTTGCACGGTTTATCCGCAGGTTCCGGGCGGCCCGGAAAAAACGGGGCGCGGAGCTGCAATATATCTACGTGACCGAGGGATACCACGAGAAGCGGGCGAACGACTGGCTGGTGGAGGACGGGACCCTGGAGGACCGGAGGATCCACCACCATGTGGTGATCAATGCCACGGATGTGGATGATCTGGAGGAGATCCGGAGTCTGTGGCAGGGCGGCGGATACATCCGGGCGGAGCCGCTGGACGTCCACTATTATCGGGAGCTTGCCAAGTATATGACCAAGGAGGCCCGGGAGTTTGGCCGGCCAAAGCCCGGTGAGCGGACCTGGCGGTGCTCGCGGAATCTCCGTCGGCCGGAGATTGAGTACATCGAGATCCCAAGCGACAGCGTTACCCTGACGCCGCCATACGGAGCGGTGGACTACGAGCCCTTCTGCGAGCGCAATCCATACGGATACGGGGACTGCATCGGGGCGCGTTATCTTATGTTTCCTGTGAGGGAGCAACCCGAATATACCTATACACAGCCTAAGCAGCGGAAACAGCCGCCACCTAATAATTTTTTCCCTTGAAACCAGTCTTAATAATTCGTCTATGATGGAGAAAAGGAGGAAAAGACCTTGAAGTTTGGACCGAAACCTGATAGAATATTCCCCGTGAAAGGCGGATATGTGCTGTGCCCGAAGTGTCTGGAGGCTGGTCTTCGAAATAAACTCCAGGAAGCACCGCCGGACATGAAAGCCATCCGGCTACGGCTGTACTGCCGACAGTGCAAAAGCCGGTACATCGTGAATATCGCAGAGGGCCAGTGTCGAGAGGACCAGAGCTGATGATCTACCCAGTGGGTGGGATCGTTGGCTCTGGCCTTTTTTGTTTTCCTGGAGGTGATAGCCCAGGGACAGAGACCAGACGGCCAGCGGGAGGGAGGGATCAAAATGGCCTGGGATGGCTACAAGAGCAAGCGGTGGGCCGCCAAGCGCAAAGAAATCCTGCGGCGTGATCGATACCAGTGCCAGCAGTGCCGGAGGTATGGTCTGGCGGTGGATGCCACGGTGGTACACCATGCGCATCCGGTGGAGGATTATCCCGAGCTCGCCTGGTGCGAGTGGAATCTGGTCAGCCTGTGCGCTGGCTGCCACAATGCCATGCACGACCGTGAGACTGGAGCTCTCACCGACCTGGGGATGTCCTGGCGGCGCAGGGTATCCCCCCCCTCTCTCGGCCCCCACCGGGA